TTAAATATTGCATAATGTAGAAGGTATGATACAACTGTGGTCGATTTACCTGTCTGCCGAGGCATCTTGCATATGTTAAAACGGTGCTCATGGAAGTTCTCGATAAGTTTTTTCTGGAAAGGATATTGCCGAAAAGGAACTAATCCTTCATCAAGAGATACAATCTTAATATAGTTATTTGCAAAATAAACAGGATCATCTTTACACTTCAAGAACTCTTGAATATTCTCTTTTGTAAATTCAATCGGTGTATTTGCTTTTTTTAGATTTGGATTACCAAGATAGACTTCACTCATTTTTTGTCTGAACTACCTCCCCAAGATTTTTCTATTTGTCTTCTTGAATATGGATCTGTCTGTTTTGATAACCTATCTTTTCTTAATTTATCATACCCTGCTTGTTTTCTAGATTCATCTGATAATTTTCCACCAACTTTTTCAACACTTTTGGGTTGAATATTTTTGGTTGCCACAGTATATTCTTTTCCTGCCATTTTCGCTACTCTCATATCTTTTTTAGGAACACCGACTTTCATAATAACAGGTTCAACTTTTTTTCGCAAACCTATTCTTCTAAAAAATCCTTTATTTTTTAAGTCAGTAGTTTTTCTAGCATAAGTTTCAGCATCAAATTTATCAGTTGTTACGTAGGCTCTACCACGTTCATAATAAGGTCGTTTGAAAGTTTTATCGCCAGTTTGCTTTGCATATTTTTCCCAATCATTGATTGTTTGTTGCATACCTTTTGATCCAACTTCTGAGGTTCTAGATGATAATCCTCTTAGTTGTGCTCTTTTTGCAATGTCGCTTGATGTTCCATGATAAAGATTTCTAGTCTTACCAGTTAATCCTCTTAGACCAGTTGGGGTTTGTGCTTTAAATTTTGGACCGATACCCATACGTCTAGTCACAGCAAGAACTGATTTTTTTGCAACATTTTTAGCAGGTTTTAATGCTTTTACTACCTTTGGTAATACCTTTGGTAAAACTTTACCAATAACTTTCGCACCAGCAGTCATTATACCTTCATCAAGTTCTCTTGCTGCATTAGCTTCTATAATAAACTGTTTGTACGTTTTCATTTGTCTCCTTTTTTAAACATTCTTTCTGCTTTTTTTCTAGCCTTTTCTAGTTGTCTAGCAATTTTTTTATCCCCTATATCAATCATCATATCTCCTATTTTTGTTCTCGCAGCTTCAACATCTGGCGGATATATACTTTTCAATTTAACTGCTAATTTGCTATACTTGTCGGGTGTATCCTTTGGTATAAAATTAGGAAACTTATCACTTATTCCCCGTCTTTTTGAATGTTGAAATTGTCTAATTTTAGTGGCACCACCTTGATTTACTATCTTAGGAAGAAATCTTTTATTTCTAACTGCCTTGATTACATCGTCACCATAAACTTTTAGTAACTTGTCAACTCTTGCTTCTTGTATAAATTGTTTAAAAGTTTTCATTAGCAGTTCCAGCGTCTAAGTGCCTTATTAATTCTTGAATCAGGATCTCTTGCAGTCTTTGCAGATGTAAGTCTTTTCTTCATACCTTTCATTCTTCTACAGAATGATAGTCTCCTCTTTGCAGACTTGGATCCCTTCTTTAATTTTTTAGGATCTTTTGTCACCGCAGTTTGTAATTTAGAACCAGGATTTTCACGACGATATGCCTTAACTGCCTTTTTACTTAAACCATCTGTCTTATCTTTACGATTGACTTTCTGCCAATCTTCATCTAACTCATTTCTCCAATTTGATGATGATGGTTTGAGTGGTTGTGGTTTGATGATATCAACTGACTCTACCTCAGTGTATTTAATGTCATCTTTTTTCCAATCTTGAATAATTAGATCACTTTCAACAACACTTTTATCCATATCATAAGATGAATTTAATTTTTTGCGAGTATTTTGATTTACTTGCATAGCTGCAGTTTTTAATCTAAAAGCATCAGTTCCTGGTGTTTCTTGATTTATTTTATCTGATAGTTTTGCTAAATTTTGATTTGCTGTTGCTTTATCAGAATCTGTCATTAAACTGTTCTTTGCTACGATATTACTACCATAATCCTTTGTAAATTTACCTATGTTTGGTACAAGACCACCAGCATCCATTTCTAATTTAGCACCACCCATTTTACCTAAATTATTAATTCCCTTTGCATTAAATGATTTAACAGTTCCTGCATCTTTTATTTCCATACTTTGGAATTTACCACCTGGACCAGTGGTTGTAGTTGTGGTTGTCGCTCTTGTGTTTCCTGCATCTTCAATTTGTTTTTGTGCTGCTAACCTTTGAGAAACATTTTGATTATTTTTAAATTGATTGTTTTTTGCTAATTGTTGAGATTGAGCACCCAACGCTTCGTTCATATTCTTCTTCTTTTTCTTCTTCTTTTTATCCATAACAATTTTAGTTGCAATTGCATACTTCACATTCTTATCACCATATCTATTCTTCATATCTTTGGTGCTAATTGCATCAGCGATCTCATCACGTTTTTTGATGTCTTTTTTGGTCATCACTTTCTCATCAATAATTTCACCCTTTTTTTCTACATGTTCAAATTCAGAAGCAGCACCTGTACTAGTAGCATAAAATCTTTTTAACGCACCATATGTCATAGGTGGAAATTTATTCTTAGTTCCAATCTTTTTTACAAGACCTGCTGTTTGATTAAATGTTTTTATAGGATCCTGTTTTTCCTCTAAAGAAGAAGCACCGATTACTTCTTCTTCTTGGACTTTTTTACGCAGTTTGGATACCTCTTACCAAACATTGTCTTCATACCCTTCTTCTCATAACCAGGCCAACACTTTTCTTCTAAGTCTCTTCTCCAATCAGAGAACTCCTCTAAAGGTTCATAAGAAGAATTAATAACATTACGTTTTGTCTGTCTTATCCCCGTCCCAATTTGTTTTACTTCTCTAGGTATCAGTCTAGTTCCAAGTCGTTTAATTTCAACTTTAGTTTCTGGACCTTTTTTATCACCATATTTTTCTAGATTACTCTTCTCCATTCTACCTTGTAAAACTTTTTCATAATCTGTCTGACCTAATTTAGGTTTATTTCCACCAGTTAAACCTGCTTTTATTCCACCGACAATTGCTTTACCACCTCTATAAAGAGATTGACCAAGATGTTTGGGAATATATTTTGCATCCTGTTTAAATGATCCCATATGATCAGAGGGGTCGGTAGTTGATTTACCCTTTATACTACGATCAATTCCTTTTAAATATTCTTTTAAATCATCACCTTCATGAGGTATAGTATTACCATCTTCATCTTTACGATGATGCTCTACTATTTCATCTCTCCAACGATAATGAGGTGTCTTATAAACCTTTGCCTCATACTCAACTTCTTCCTTACGACTGTTACCCCAGTTTGCAGCACCAACTTTACGACACTTAACTAATGCACCTGATGCATATGCACTTGGCCAAACTGAATATCTTGACTTAACTTTATGATAACAAGCATCTTTTTTACCACTACCCTTACCTTTTCTGTCCTTTACCTCTGTGATTGTATCGTGACACTCACACTCACAACCATCACAACTTTCTCCACAAGTTTCACATCCTTCTTCTAATATTGTATCTCCAACTACAACACCATTCTCTGCAAACCAACCACGATTTACTTCGATTGCATATCTTATATCACCATCAGGATATACAGGTATTAAACTTAATGGATTTAATTCTTTGATACTTTCTATTACACCCTCTTCGTTTATAAAAGCAATATCAAGAGGTATAAAAGTATTTTTCATATGGAAAGAATGTTGACCTGTCTCCTCAAATATAAAGAGCATACCACGATCCTGTTCCAAACTTTCACGGAACATCATACCTAACCTAAACTCTCA